TGACCGTTATCCTTGTAGAACCTGCAATATAGATTTCCAAACTCAATAATGTAAGCCTGAGTAGTACTAAACTCAAATCTTACTAATCTTACTTTTGCGGAATTTGTTTTAACCCCTGCGACATACTTAGTCCCACCCCTTCTAACTACACCACCATGCGGCAAGCTATAGGCGTTCTTCTGAGTCTTAACACCATTCTTATACTTATTGATGTCAACACGACCATGTAACCTAGGGGAAATCTGACCTGCTGTGAAGTTTGTTTGTATAGGCCAAACTTTTCTCATCTATCGCAACCTTACGTCAGTTAGTGTGTCCGTCACTATAGTCTCTGGGGTTCCTTCTTGCGAATCAATTGCCCTAGCTTCCCTAGCCACAGCTTCATACATTGTACCCATGTGCGTCATAACCGTATGCGATCTAGTTATAGGGAAAGCTAGCTTCCAAGCTAACCTGAATACGATTGTTTGGTAGAGGAGAGCGTCAAATTGCGAAGGGTCTTCAACTCTCTTGATATAAGTTATGTCCACCGCTGACTCCTCTGTAAGTAATCTTCTACCTTGGACAGCGAAATCTAAATGGACATCACCCGTCACTGTCCTTACATCTAAAACTCTAAGGCAGTACGGATCTACGGGGAGTGTGAACTGGTATTCCCAGTCAATAATAGGGGTGGCTGAGAGAGAGGCAAGATTAACTGTTTCTATGGCACAGTTCCACCTATGACTCCTAAGGATTGAGTCTCTCTCGTTATGGTAAAACCTATCTACAAGAACAGCGTTTGGGTCATCATCGTCAAAGCTGGTTATAGTGCTAGCACCTAGCAGTAACAATGCTTCGTTCCCAATGCTAACTTCTGATGCGTGGCTCATATTTTAATCCAGATTGCAGTGATTAAATAAAGCTAGGGCCGAACACTGATTACTCAGTGAACGACCCATAACCTTAATTACTATTTGAGTACAATACCAACAACTCAAATGTGTCGGCAGACACAGCCGTACCAGCACCCAGAGAAATGGTCAGCACAAGCTCGCCCGTAGTCACATAACCAGAGGGGTAAGTAGCGCTTTCCAAGAACTGTGTGTTAGTAGCAGCGGAGTCAGCAGCTACAGCGCTGATAAAAGCATCAGCGTCTACAGCCACAGCAGTACCATCTGACTGTGCAGTATGAGCCTTCCAGCCCACATTAACAGTTGCAGATGTCTCTAGGTCACTTATGACAGCTAGAGACTGGGGAAGAATACGAACTCCAGAGGGAATCGTCATCATCTCAATCGTATCAGAAGAGGTGACAGCGGAACCCGTGTACTTTGCATACTTAAAAGTAACGTCAGCATTAGTTGACGGTACGTTTTTAGTACCCGACCCATCCGTAGCGTTAGTGTACTCTGTACTTTTTAAAGTAGCCATTTATACACCTCCTCTAGGAATCAGTACAGGCAATTTCTACAACCTTCTCATCTTCAATGCGAACCGCACCGAGACACATCTGGGCATAGACTTGCGTACTATAGTTTTTATCTGAACGCTCAGAGATTTCAGTCTTAACGTCCATTCCCATACTCAACCCAATTCCGTCACCAATCCAAGCAATACACTGGGTATCGCCATTTGAATCAGTAGTCAAACGCTCGGAACGCAAGAACTTGAAACCCATAAAGGTATCAATCTCACCATTCACAAGTGCTTTAACGGTATTGTAATCAGAACTTTGAATCTGAGTGTCGCCAAGCAGATCGTAGAACTGATTAGATTTCATAACAATACAGCGTGGAAGGTCAGGGTCAACATCAGACGAATCCAAGATCTGTTTTGCAGATCTAAGTTTGTCGACATTCATATCAGTTGTTCCAGATACGGCTACCTTCTGTGCTGCTGGCAGTGATACATTACTTGAAGAATCATTCTCGTCTACACTTACAGCGTTGCCCAGCATTGCAGCGATAATGACATCATCAATCGTGCGCCCCATAGCGTTAACGCCAGCCTTGAGATACTCACTGGTAGGATCAGCTAACATGCGAACCTTGTCCGCTTTGTCAACCATATCTGCCCAGTTGTAGTCTTCAAGACTTACTCGTCTACGACTATGAGGAGTAGAGATCAATGGTGTGTCGGCATGACGACTAGTGATTCGCTGTGCAGATGTAGCGCCCAAACGATCAAAGTGGTCATACTTGCCAACTACATCCGTATTGCTACGAACATACTCACGCAAACGTGAACCTTTTTGCTGTACCAAGTGTATGAACGCATCACGAAACTTCTGCGAAAACGCCTTATTAATTTCTACACTCATTACATTACTCCCTAATAAATAGAGATTAAAAGTGGAGAGTTGTCAGCACCATGCTGGCTCTCATTTGCGTAAAGATTTAGTTATCCCTTTCGGGGCTTATTTCTTTACAAGTTTTGGCTTCTCAACCTTAATAGGTATCGGCAAAGCCCCTTCACATACCCCATACACCTTAGCAGGAGACTCCTGCCTATCGTAGTATGAGCAGTAACCATAACGCTCCTTAGTGGTCTTACCCTCAGGTGTTCTAAACTTAAAGGCAAAATTGTCACAGTTAGAGCAGGTTATGTTTTCTTTAAATGTCATTCTTCACCAGCGTAGGCCAAGTCATACAGATGATCTCTGTAAGCAACAGCCTCCTTGTGCTTAGAGTGTGTAGCGTCAAAAAGAGCAGCGTTATACTTATGTCCTGAGTCTTCCATAATGGAGCTAATCTCAAGTCTAGCAGTATCAGCATCTACATTTCCTGAATCCCTACCGGAACCAGCCATGTCAGGCTCAGAGAAAGCGCTACCTATCTTGTGAAGAAATTTAATCATAGCAACATTGTTAGACATGCCATTACCTTCAACGAATTGTTTCAGGTCATCATCGGCAAAGCGATTAAACGCCTTTCGTGATATGGCAAGGTTCTTGCTGTACTCTGTCGGCCCCCATTCTTTCTTTAATGCGGCCTCAGAGTCTACCTTAGACTGCTGCATAACGGCCTCTTGGTTTATCCCCATATCAGTATTGATATGGTTATAAAACTCAATAGCAGCTTGTGCCTGAGAATTAGATAGCCCGTTCTTGTACGCAACATCATAAAACTGGCCTACAAGCTCTTTATCGTATCCTGAATCTTCTGGTATGTTTACTGCGTACTTATCGGGAGCCTCAGGCCTACCAACCTTAGTATAAAAATCGTTAATCTCCTCCTCTGTAGATTCTTCACTAGGAACCTTAATCCTAGAGCCAACCATCTTCTGTAACTCTAGGTACGATTTCCCTAGCGAACCTACGTCCTCAAACTTACCCAGTGTGTCATTCTCCCTCAAATCATCTGATAAGTACCTAGACTGCCAGCTAGTGTCAGTCGCCTCCTCAGAACTAATGAGATTATCGTTTGCAACGGTCTCTTCAGTCATTACACAACTCCTTTAGTTTATTACACGATTCTCTTGACTTACTAAAATACTCCTGCTTACTTAATCTTCTACTGTAAATCTGATTAAACATCTTCTTTGTATCACAAACAAACGGTCTATTGCTATATATACTACACCTATTATTCTTAGTTAGAAAACAGCAATCAATGCTACGGCAGCAAGCTCCACACTGGTCACAAGGAAAACCCCATCCAGAATCTCCCATACTAGCGGAATTTTGTTCTGCCATATCATCCTGTCTCACTCCACTCCTGTGGTTTGGGTTGCCCCCCAGACTCGCTATACGCCCGTATCTGAGCCTTTAATCCTAAGACAAGCCCTCGACCGCCCTCGTTAAAATAAGTAGTGTATGGGTCATTTGGCTCAGCAGAAATGCTATTACAATACATATCCTCCAAAAAACCCATAACCTTCTCACCGTATGGCCCCTGAAATACTTTGAAAATCGCCTCTCTTATCTCATCCAAATCATTGGACTGGGAACGCATCTGCACCTCCTAGTGCTTTGACCATAGGGGCAGCCTTGCCAGCACCCTCTGCTACTTGAGAGGCTTGGGCTAGTTGCTCCTGCATAGCCATTTGTTGCTGTCTCTGCTCACGAATTTGAGCCACATCTTCCTGAGACCTCATAACTGTAGACGGCACAGCCATTCTATCTCCTATAATCTGCAATGCCTCATCAACATTAATATTGTCTAACACATCAGGAGCAAAGCCAGCCATGTTAGATGCAACCCCTAGCCATCTCTGTATAGCGGTCACATCTTGAATCTTCTGATTTTTTGCCAACTGGCCCACATAAGACACCTCAATGTCGTCTAATTCCGCAAGCTCTTCTGGGGCTGGTGGCAATGCGCCACTTCTATTCATAATCCCAAAAGATCTCAGTATAATAGGCGTGAGAACCTCACCCTCAAATCTAGCTACTGTAGGGCCGAGCAATTTATCAATCTGCTCTCTAACTGTAGCCACTTCCTCAGCGGTCATGTTTAACTTCTCAGGAAGAACTAGCTGGTCTGCTAAGAATATCCCACGAATAGACTTCTTTAGCTCGTTAGCCTTCAGCGAAGACAGGTCAAACCTACCCTCAAACCGGAGAAACTTAAACCTCTCAGGCTCCCTAGAGTAGTTTATGGCAGAAGGAGTCATCTTGAAGTTGCCGATAATTCCTTGGTCTGGCGCAATAAGTGGTGGATGGACTGCCGTAGCTAGACCCTTCAACTCCAACTCTCTAATCTTGTTCAGGGTTTTAATATCAGGCATAGCTATGTCAGCAGGACTCCTACCCCAAAGCTCACCAGACGCTTTTTCAAAACGCCCTATTACATACGGCAACTCATCAAACCCACTCTCTCTCACAACGGAACGGGAATCTAGGTGTATGTCAACGTTAGCAAACTTCTTCTCCATAATATCCATAGAGCCACGCCTATACTCAGCCCTAGGCAACACAACCCTAACAAAAGTAAACTTCTCGTCAGGGTTATCTTTTACACACTTCTTAATAGAGTCGGGTAGTTTCTTGCGCCCGAACATTTGCTTTGCCTGCCTAGCAGATAGAACATACTCCCAGAACACCGTATCAGGCCTTCCTCTAGCGTCCTCCGCAAAGACAAACTGCCCAGTGGGTATAGAAGTGAAAACTAACCCTCCGAATAATTGCTCGTTGTCATTATGTTCTTCAAGAAGGAGGTTAATAGTACCGAATGAGGTGAAGTCAAGGAAAGACTCCCCTATAGACATATAGAAGTTGCTCTCATGAAACGTGAAAAACATAGCGTTTGTTACGTCATGGAACCATCTCTTAACAGCAGGAGAGTTATTTAAACCAGCTAACCTGTGTCCAGAAGGAATAGATAACCCAAACCACTTAACAGACTGTGGCGTTAGTGCGTTTTGCATAGACATAGCCATGATACGGCTAGCCTCTGGGGCAGAAGAGTCAAACATCTTGTTTGTGTGCCTCTCTGAGGAAACATGTGATGTGCTGTCTACGTTCTGCTTTCTAGGTCTAATGTAATCCCTGACATCACGGAAGAACGGTTCCCATAGAACACGGTCATTCTTTAGATTGTCGTACCGCTTAATTAACGATTTTGCGTCTTGCATATTAAGCTCCTAGTAACGCTTTAGTGCTATCCTCATCGCCTGACCCTAGTAGCCCAGCCGTGGAAGGCTTATCAGCCCTCTTACCAAATTGTATACGCCCTGCTTTAACTGAAGGGATACTGACTCTACTCTTAAAATATTTCTCTGTATTTTCCTTCAAGGCCTTAGCTGTAATAGACTTATCGTTCACATAGTCACTCAACGCATCCCCCGGCACTCTCCCCGGTGATATAGCCTTAAAGAACCTCCCAGAAGCAGCCTTCTCGGTAACCTGAAACGGATTGTCAAACTGGAAGTTAATAAAATCTCTTACGCCAGACACCCTAAACTCTTCATCACGAATAGCCTGAAGTCTAGCTCTCTCCTGATCCTGCTGTCTCTGTATAGCTCCGTAGTCTATCTGTGGCGCACTACCACCACCTTTAAACACAACGAACTTAGATAGATACTCCATTGGGTTTTCTCTCAGCCAAATCATACTATTCTCCTAAAAGTGTTTTAGACCCGATGCTTTCTCTTGCTGGTTGGCCCATTTCAAGACCCCTGCTAGGTGTCCCTATCTTAGACCTCTTGACCGACTGCACCCCCGGCTGGGCTACTGACTCTGCCCCTATAGAATATATATCTAACGTTGCCGTGTCAGGATTGTCTACTCTATACTTCGCTAGTGTTCTAGCCTCGGCACTAGCGATGCTATTCATAAGCTCCCTAGAATAACCTTGTCCCATAGGTGTATACGCAACTGGTGCTGGTTGACCAGCGTTAGCTGCCCCCTTAGCAGACGTAGGGGGAGGACTCTTTATAGGAGACACGCTCTCACCAAAATCTAAGTCTAAACCCTTGATTAGGGGGTTCCGTGTTTTCTCCATATACCCACGAATATTAGATGCGCTCTCCTTATACTCATCTAAGCTGGGGCCGCCACTCTGATAAGAGTACCCTTCAAGATTAGGGTTCTCGTACCGCTGGCTAATACCCATAGCATCACGGATGGTGTAGTCTCTCTGCCTCTGAACTATGCCACCGCTTTGACCGGGCAACAATCCCATTTTACCGGGGAACAATCCCATCTACGCATCCTCTGAAAGTAAACCCTTAGACGGGTCTTTGCCCACATTCTTAGGCTTAACAAACAACCTACGCTTGAGTATTTCCTCATCTTCCTCTGTAGCTTCACCAAGGCCGCCACCAATATTAGCAATGGTAGATTCCCTAGTATCAGTACTAGCCAACCGTCTTAACTTATTACGCTTCTCTAGGTCTAGCTTGGCTTGGGTTATCTCAGGGATCTCAGGAAGAGGTTCCTTAACCCCAAGATAATCTGCCTCTCTAGGCGGTGCAACCGTCATAGGGGCTGGCATTGCTGGCATAGAGCCTTTCCCACCCATACCCATATCTATCTCCTATTCAAAAATATCAAATTCAACCACAGCCGCATGCTGTAGATCCTTAACGTCAAGAAACCCCGCTTCAAAACCGAGGGTACAAGTGGACAGTGCATCAAATCCGTGAGAAGCCCAATTATGCAACGGACGATTCTTGTAACAACCATTTTTATCATCCCACTCTTTCCTATAGTTCTTTAGGCAACTTAGCCCTCTAGAACACTTACCCTCGTCAAAGTAGAATTGAGAAAACAGGTTCCTCACGCTCTCTATTTTGTCCATAACATCACTAGGCCTAGGCACTGTGTCAAAGATAAGCCCTTGCTCTCTAGCAAACTCTTTTCTAGTCTTACCAATGGTAAAATCTCTCACCTCAATATCATGCGGTGCAAGATGCCTACCGTAAAGGTAGTCCCTCTGCTTTAAGAGATTGACGTAATGCGTCAAACCCTCATCAGAGTTCTCATAGTAATCTATAAAACGTATACAGTCTAGGTGTATTTGAAAGAACCATATACAAGTAGTGTCATTAATACCAAGATCCCAAGCCGTGTGTACGGGCAGGCTCTTGATATACGGCACACTGTCTATCCTACCATCAATATATGCAGCCTGCATGTGCCTAGAAAGATAAGCACCTTCTATACTCTGCTCAAATGCTTCTCTAGCTGTGGTAGGATACTCCCTTTTGACATCATCCCCAAGCTCTGAGTTCTTCTTGGAGTACCAAGCCATCTGGTCTTTTGTAAACTTAACACCTAGCTCTTCTGTTTGTTTATTGAAATACTCAACTAAATCTGGTGGGATAGAGGCGGAGGTTTTTAGATTGTACCCCTTCTCTCTGTACCAAGGAAAGAAAAAGAACTTATAGTCCATAGTGGTAAGCTCTTTCTTAGACAGGCAATCTAGCTCAGCGTCTCTGCACTTATTGAAAAAGTCTCCCTCATTCCCCATTGCGGTAGACTCCATAGCTAGCAAGGCATCTCTAGGCAGGGTCTCAATACTACCTGTCCTTATCTCTCTAGCCTTTTCCGGTTCTTTGGCACAAATCTTGCCATACTCAGTGATGAGTAGTTGGCTAAGCGTACCAGAGCGCATAGAAGTGGATACACGGAAGGCAGAGCCATTGCTAAATATGAGTCTCTTCCCTTGGTCAGACTCCAGTGATATGGAATCGGTTATCAGCTTCCTAAGCGCAGGGATGTCTTTCGCAACGTTATCCCAGACATCCTTAACCTTAGTACGGAAGATCTCTTCAGCGTTCTCTCTAGTATCAGCTATGATGCCAGCCTCCCGGTTAGGGTTAAACAAGCAATCATCAAGGAATAGAATAGAGAAGAATGTAGTTACACCTAATTGTCTAGCCTTGAGAACGATAGACCTATTCCACATACCCTCGTAGAGTTCAGTCTGCGCCCAGTTCATCTTAAAAGGGACTAACATACTGCCCTCTTTGGGGCGTATGTGGTAGAGGTTGTTAATCCTCCACCGCCTATCCTTAATTAGTCGAACCAGCCTCTTCTGTTGTGACTCTAACTTTTGGGACACTCTCTATCCTTGAATTATAATCGAAGCCTTCTTTTTTACCCTGTATCTGTAGCATAGCCTCAGCTATAGGGTTAACCATGCTGGCAGCAGACATAGTGTTGCTCTCAACTTGGACATTCTTAACCTCTGGATACACCAACCTCATCATTTTCATAACAAGTGCTGACTTTATAGAAGCAGGAGTGTCTTCGTTCCTGTATAAATCAACTGCTTCCTTAAGGGGTTCAAAGTTTAACTTGTTAAGAACCTCTGTGACAAGTCTATTGCGGTTAATCATAGCCTTAGGTCTACCGGGGCCAGCCATACCACCCTTGGCAAACATAACGCCCTCTTTAGTTTCTCTTACTGGCATAACATCTCCTAAAGTAAAAGCCTGCCCAGCGGTAGAGGAGGATTTAGCCCGAAAGGGAGGGCGCTAAAGCACAACCGCTAGACAGGCAAGTGTGCCTACCCATCCTTATTCTTGTTCCTTAACACGTTCCCTGCGAATAGATTCAGCAACTTCAGTATAAAGTTAATAGCTTTATCATCACTCTTTGTTGGGGTAATAGCAGTTACAGCAGTACTTGCAGTAATAATCCCAGTTACAGCAGCTACCCAAGGATTACCTGCTGATAGAAACCCTAAAATTGCGTCCATCTTGTCGCCTCCATGTTGTTATAGCGTACCCCTGTGGTTTAAGGGGGGCTGGGGTTGCCTTATATGGGCAAATCTTTTCCTTCTGCGCTGGACTCATCTTTGTATAGATAGAAGTCGGGAGAAGTCTCTTTATCTTTAAAGGAATTAACGAACATAACCATCTTAGTTCCATCTTTTAGCTTTCCGTTGAAATATTTGTTACCATTCTTGTCCTCGTTCTCCCACATACCACACATCTTATCTAAGTCTGACATAAAATCAACCCTTTCCTAGCTTAAGTTTAACCATATTCTCCATAGCAGAAGCCAATTGCTTCTCCGAAGGAGGCTTTCTGTAGGGATTTCTCCCAAACCTGAACTCATACAACGCACATTCCTTGCTAGGGCAGTTGGTTATTAGATCACTCGGACAACCACCGCCCATACACTCTACACACATCTCCCTGATGGCCTTCACAGGGTTCTTACACTTCTTAGGTATCCACCTTTCGCTTTTGTTACTGCGTAGCTGTAAGTGCTGAATTACCTCTTCCCCTTTATGAATAAAGAAGCTTGGGTCTATTTCCTTAGTAACGTTTTTGTTACTCATACCCTCTCCTCAGGGACGTTCATTTCAGCTATAGACATATAATTACGACCATCTACATAGTTATCACCAACCTTAGGACACCAACAACTACGCAATACCTTCAAAGCTACCATCTTCATTGCAGATAAATGAGCGTGGTTACACTCCTCTCCCTGACCAGCACGAGCATACTCGTCTAACACCTTGCAGATAACACCATAAGACTCAAAGAACATCCTAGGTGGCCCATACACACTCTCCCTATGCTCTATTACGCTCTCATCACTAGGCACACTACCCCCCTCTCATATCATGTTAATAAACACTGCCTTTTGCTGTTGACTTTTCAACTTATTTAAAACCCAACATATATAAATATATGTATGCTTTTAAATAATTATTTGTTTTTATTGCCTTTGCTTTTAAACAAGTACGATTATATCATGTTTAGAGACGAAAGTCAACAAGAAAAGCTGGTGTTTTTTAGTTTTATTTTTTTTGGCAGAAACGTTTCAAGAAAAACGTTCCGGCTGAGGATGGGATATAAGATATACGTAGAAATTCCCACTTTCGGGGTCGCCTGCCTGTTGGATTACAGTTACATGCTCTGTAACCCACAGGAAAAGGCAGGCAGGCACATTCACACCTACTGTGTATGTATAGCAAGCCAGCAAGGTAAACCTTTACATCAACAGTGTATGTAGTGATAGTATTCATTCCCTGACGCTATGGCATATGCTTTGCATTAGCAATCCGTATGCCATAAAATGGCATAGGAATTGCTTGCCTGCAATAGTCATGCCACAGATTTTGCCTGTTATCGTCAAAAAAT